TTAGTTTACGCTTGTTGGAGTAGCAGTTTGTGTTCCACCAACAGCACCGGCACCTACAGTAACCATGCCTTGTGTAGCAATTGCGCTCTGCAATGCATTGATTGCGCTAACTGAGTTAGCACTTTGGTAAGCAGAAACTGCACCACCGTAAGCAAGACCTAAGCCAGCATATTGCACACCAACACCAGTCAATGCTGTGTTTGTGTTGATCAACGCTGTGTTCAAGTTTTGTGTGTTCAAGTCTACGATTAAGCGACGAGTAGCTTCTGCTTGCTCCATTGTCAAACGTTGAGCAGCGGCGCTTGTGGCACCAATTGCAGCGTCTGTACGAGCAGCAGCCAACATAGTTTGTAGCGTACTGTCAGCAACTGCTTGCTTGATAGAGGCTAGTTCACTTGCATCATGCAATGCAACTTGCATAGCGCGGTTGTTGATGTCGTTAGTTTGTGTAACTTGTAGTTTGTAGTTTTCGAAGATTGAGTCTGAAACTTTCTCACGAACGCCTGCTACTTGATTAGTAAGAGCGAAGAAGGGATCAGTTGTTAACATATCAGCCATTTTATTTTTCCTTTAAAGTAAAATTCTAGGCTGCGGTCTTGCCTATGCCTAGGATCTGTCTGCAACGAAATCAATTTTGTCGCAGTACAATATTAGTTAAAGAGAAATGTCTGTTATCAATGCTTGCTATAGTATTAGAGTATGCGTCAGTATTATAGTCAAAAAAAATGCCCCAATGGGGCATTTTTGTTATAACTTATTGGGCGTCATGCATGTAATCCTTTGCTACCTGCTAACGCTAACTGTGTTCTATTCCTTACGCCATAGGCTTTTAAAATAGCACTGATATGAACTTTAACAGTACTTTCACTGATATTCAAAACTTGTGCAATTTTTTTATTAGATAGTCCGCGATTGGCAATCAGTTGCATAATATCTTGCTGTCTACTGGTGAGTCTAATTCCGTAATCAGTTGCGTGCCGCACTGTTGCTTTTTTTATTTTGGGAAGAACATATTTCTCATCCCATACTTGTTTACCTTCTAATAGCTTAGTTACTGAGCCAATGAAGTCAGTTGTACCAAATTGATCTGCGCATGGTACAATTCCAACAATGTTGCTTTTTTTCAATGTTTGTATAAATGCTGGCAAACACGGTTCGTCAATCATAACTGCTGATAATACAGTTGGTGCAACTTTGACCAATGCTGTTACAGTTAGCATTGAATCGATGACTTCGTTTACTGTTATGTTAGGAATCTCGAGTAAACTTTTGTGAATCAGTACTAGTTTTAATTCCGATTCGGTAGAAGTCAATGATGTCAATAACTCTGCCCAAGATTGACATATATCAAATTTGTCAACTAAATTTGATAGTTGTTCAACTGCTTTGTCAACATTGCAGGACTCAGATTGATTAAAATAAATTAAATGATTCATAATTGTGTTCTCCACTACTACTTAATAAGGAGAACACAATTACTACAACTGCAAAAGTATTATATTCAACTACAGTATTAGATATTACATATTATATACTTGGATGTATCTCTCTTTACACTGTTAGCAATTTTATATGAATCTAACTTTGTTGTCAAGATCAAGTGTGTTCGATTTGAGTAATTCCGGCAAGGCTCAACGCATGTTGACATACCTTACATGGCTTTGCTAAAATAGGCTCGCCAGATTTTGAATAGCGAGTCACTAATATACGTGCAGCTCTTGTCCAGTCCTTGAGTTTAACCAGTGCTTCAATTTCTGCATGTAGAAAGATTTTATCTGGAGTACCAACATGCATTGCATACTTTGCCTGCAACGGATGTGTTTTAAGGTAACTATTGCGTCCAATGCTGATAATACGACCCTTGCGATCGTATATAATTGCCGTGATATTTTGTTTACAACTCATTATCGAACGAATGCCTGAAAGTAATATGTAGTAGGCTGAGTAATGTATTCTCGAATAACACTGACTCCTCCTTGAGGTTGCCAGCCGTCAGCTATCATTTTAGCAACCATACGATGGAACTCATCGTACGAAGCATTAATAACACGATACTCAGTGATCATGCAATAGACCAGCCACTTGATTCTTTGTACTCGATGCTTTCGCTACCATCGTACTCGTCAATTTTAAATAGCGTTCCTTTGGGAATCCATTCAACTGTTAGATCACGTAGTCCACCAAGATATGCACCGGGCCATATTAGAGTTGCAAGTGCTTCGGCCTTCGCTTGCCAGTCTGATTCATTTGACAGAACTAGATCAACCAACATAGGGTGGTATAGCATACTTTCGTGTTCAGTATTCCAAGTAAACCATCCTGCGCCAAAGCCGGGACTATACAGTACTGCTACATTCCCGTCGCGAATTACTTTTTCCATGTTAAGCCTTTTCAGCATCCATCATATCTTTGATAAACTTAAACAGTTTACGTTGGGTGTCAAACACATAGTCTTTTTCACCTTCATCTGAATCAATTGTTAGTACAAAGCCATTGGCCACTTTACGAATTTCCATACGTTCAAACATAATATTTCCTTAGTTAAAATTAAACTACCAATGGGATTTTAACCCCAATCCTTTTTCTCACCTGATTCTTCATTATCATCATATCCTGCATGATACGCTTCGATTTCTTCTGCGCTCATAAGGCTGATGCCAATGTGTGGGCCACTGTTTCCACCAACTCCACCAATATGCGGATTGCGTTTGCGCCCGTAGTAGCTGTCTGCAGAGCCACGATCAAATGGGCTGCCGTGTTCTTTACTATACTTCATTACATGCTCCAGTAAGATTCACTAGCAGGGTTGCATGCCCAAGGAGTGTCACGATCAATTTGAATGTCTTTACCAGTCATCAAGTTCTTAACCGTCTTCATAGTTGGAAAGTATTCAAAACGGTAGCCTTGCTTTGCTGGATACATTTCAAACAGTTCGGCACATTCACGCTTCATGCCAGCTTCGTCGCGATCAGTCCAAACAGTAGTACTAACTGCTCGTTCACCAGACTTGGTGCGACGATCGGTTTTATAAATGTACATGGTGTAGTTCTGTTTCATTATAAATCCTTAAAGTGTATTCAATGCTGGTTGCATTACTGCAATCAATTCACGCTCACGAGCATGAGCCGCTGTCTTACCGCGCACTACTTCCAGCAAGTAGGGAGTAAACCCTTCGCGTCCGTGTGTACGAAGTGCTTCGCATAAGTTCCAGTTCTTGCTTTCTGTCTTTGCACGGCTCAAATGACGGTTAAAACGTCCACGAACAGAGCTAAGTGCAGTACCATCAACTACTGTGATACCAATGTAGCTGTCGCCTGTAACTTCACAAAACAGCTCATATATCGCATGGTTACGATCTGTTCTGCGTTTACGTGATACTGTTTTTGTGTCCATGTGTTTATTATACTGCGGTTTAGCCGTTTTGTCAACCGTTTTACACACTTTTCTGACATTTTTCGTGCCTATTTTGCTTAAATTTGCATCTTTTTGTCAGAAAACTGAAGAAAGCATGCAACTTAAAGCAAAAAAGTGTTGTAAATATACAACACTTTGTGGGATTAAATATTAAAAGTTAATCGTTTAAGCAAGCGATCTGCTTCACCTGGTGATAATGTCACTTCGGTTCTTTTATGCACAGAATTCCAATTATCGTATACGATTAAATCGCCATCATCCCAGGTATGAGAATATAATACATTAGATTTAGTTTCACATAATCTATATATTTGTTCTATTAATACACCAGTATTGTTTACTGCGCGATTATCCTTTTCAATATGATGTACCCATGCAGTTTGATTTTTACCAGGAGTTACATAACAGTTAATACGAGGACTAAGTTTTCCTGAATTTGGATTTGTTTTTAAGAATGGAAACTTGACCAAGTTTGTACCTGGCACATACATATCTTGTTGCACTACAAGATAATCTTTAAACTTATCCTGTTCTTCTTGTGTAAAATGTTCCCATGCCAACTCAAGATTAAGCCATGCAGTTTGCCCACTCTGATTCAATGCACCTTTTACCATATACAATGCACGAGCAGGAAAACTTGTATCTCCAGTGTGTGCCATGTCAGCATGATACTTCATATCTCTTGCACCCCAGATATTGTTAGTTTGAAAATAACTAACAGGCTTTGTATCTCGATGTTTAATTGTGGTATCAGTTGGAGTCTTTTTATAGTCTTCGCTGGTCCAGACACGCCCAAATTTAGTTCCCATAGTATGGAACTGCTCATCAGTTAAATGTGCGCCTAATCCTTTAAAGACCAGCAATGAGCGAGACACTAAAATATTGTGCCAAGTAGATGATTCTACTGCTAATATCTCATCAAGTGATAAGTTATACTCTGTTGCCCACTCTGGAAACAAATCCTTACCTTGTAAATTATCTACCATATCCTTGCCTATATGCCTCTTGTTCGCGTCGTCTGTTATCTTCTGCTATGCGCTGACTATTGCCACGTAAGCACGATTGACGTTCGTTATATACAGTGTACTTATCGCATTGCGAATGCTGTTGTATAACGACTACATTAGGTGAATAATGAGTTGGTTGTGGCTGATTGGCACTTTGTCCGATTGCATATCCAATCACTCCACCAAGTACTGCTGGCCCAGCATATCTACTGGCGCACCCACTTAATAGAATGCTTGCGCACACTGCACTTAAAAGTATAATCTTTTTCATAATTTAGTTAACCTTTCAATTTCATTAGCAGCTTCTTCGAGCAAATCTGCAATACGATCCGGCTTGCCTTCTTCTACACTTTTACGTGAAGCAATCTGTCTGCGAATCTCTGCCCGCTTGCGTAGACGATAGACTAGGCTTTGTTCTGCTACTGGTAAGTGACTTTCAGACTGTGTGCAACTGAGGGCAATACAATCTTGCTTTCCACATTGTGGGCATCCGCCCATCTTAAATTGGCCGCTAGTCATGTTCTTCAAATCTATCGAATTCTTCGTTCATCAAACTACTTCCAGCATATGAGCCGGAACATTCCAAACTAAGGCACCTGCCAGGAATTTGTCTGCGAATCTCTGCCCGCTTGCGTAACCGGAATAGTAGGCTTTGTTCTGCTACAGGTAAATGGCTTTCATCAATCATAAGTGCTTTCCAAAAATACAATATATCTCAAACCATTTAGCAGGAGGATACTCTATGTGAAAACGATTTACTGAAAAGGATATTTCCCAATCTCGCGAGAACTGAAAATGTCTTGTGCCAAATCTAATGTTAAACCAAAGATTACTCATTCTTTAACTCCTGATTGTGCAGTTGCTGACATTGGACATTCGCCTGTTAATGCTGCTGTATGCCCTTTGGGACATACTGCCTTTGTTCTATCAACCCCGCATTTAGAGCAAACCCAGCCTTTGGGTTCTTCAACTCCGAAATGTTTCTTAATACCAGTCAACGCTTGAACCAATACTGCATCGCCTACCGGCTCGAAGTCATTTTCAATACGTACATCGGCAACTTGTAGGCAACATTCCCGAACAATCAACTCGGCAAACTTTTCTAATTCATTGTTACGAAATACAAGCCCGCTAATGCCTGCCCTTCGGCCAGCGCCAGCCTGTTCAGCAAGTTCTTTAATTCGTTCGTTCATTCTTCAACTCCGAAGTGTTCTAAAATAAATGCAGGATCACCCACTACTAACGAGGCACATTCTGCAATAATCAACTCGGCGAACTTTTCTAAATTAATCATAGAAACTTCACCGCCATTAAATGTAAAAGTCCCTCCGAAAGTTTGTTCAGCCTGTTTAGCAAGTTCTTTAATTCGTTCGTTCATCTGGATCTTTCTCATAGCAAGTTAAACATACTGCGTCATACCGTGGTCCCATATTAGGACTAATGGCGCCATTACAGTAGCGACAAAGGATAAATGCCTGAGTGACAATATTACCTTTCGGCGCAGCATAAAAAGGATAAAATCCTTCTTCACGCTCTGTATATCCGATTAT